CAGAATCACCAAGCCAATTCCCAAAATTCCAAGGACAGTAAAATGATTTTACATAAAGTTGTATGGAATAGAAATAGATGGGGAGGAAAAGTAGGTAAGCAAGAACCTTTTGAGGAAGGAGAAAATTTATTAAGACTTGCAAAACTTAATGAAATTATACCTAACAAAGAAGATTATTTTTTAAGACCGAACAACGATGGTATTGATTACTATTTATTATTAGGAGGGTTTCATACCTCAACAGAATACGACACTATAAAAAGTTTTGTAAACCGAAATACGGTTTATGTAAGATTAGATTTTAAAAAAGGATATGGGAAATAAAAACAGAAACAAAGGACACAATTACGAAAGGGAACTTAGAAAAAACTTTATCAATTTAGGTTTTACTAATTGTGTTACATCTAGATACGGATCTAAGATGATGGATGATAAAGGTATAGACTTAATGTATACAGGAGATTTTGCTGTTCAGGCAAAATGTTATTCTAGAAATCCTAATTACAGAAAAGTTTTAGAAGAAATGCAGGTAAGACAAACCGACTATCCTGTGATATTCCACAAGGTTCCAAGAGGTAGAGAGTATTGTGTTCTTTATAAGGAAGATTTTATGGAGTTATTAGAAATGTTAATCAAAAATCAAATTATAAAAACACCTTAGTTATGGATGAAATGAAAGACGAAATGAGAATACCTGAAGTAGATAAAATTTTAAAAGAAGCAAATGACAAGAAATCTCTGATACACAAACCATCCAAACTCAAAATGGAGATTTGGAAAAAAGAGTATTAACGCTTGAACTAGGAGGAGATTCACAGTATCCTGTAGACTATCCTGTTGAGGCTATTGGTCAGAAAGCAAGTTTATTTGCTAACTACAAAGTTAATGACCAAGTAAAAGTTGGTGTAAATCTAAGATCATACACTGATAGAAATGGAGAATTAAGAACTGCAAACGCTAACGCATGGAGAATTACCTATGCTGATGGTAAAATTGCTGGTCAAAATAACCATGCTGATAAAGTAGAAAATTTTGTTAATGAAAAAGATGCATTAACATTCTAAATCAATAAGCCTGAACATTCTATGAATTAGTAGGGCTTATATTAAAACTGAAATTATGAAAAAATTTAGACAATGGAGATCTAATCAAGGTAGATCGCCAAAAAGAGTTAAAGAATCTACTATTGTATTTGGAATAAGTGCAATAGGATTATTCTTAACAATATTAAGTATTGCGCTATGGACAAACTTAAAATAATAAAGTTTTTATTTCCTCGTACATATCACAACATATGGACAGAGGGTTATAGAACAGGAACAAGTGCAATTAGAATGTTAGATAAAAAATTAAAAGATATAACAGATGAAATCAACAGACAAGATCAAGATACTAGGTAAAGAAATAATAGATTTACTAGTAGAAAAAAATGGTAAGTATGGAGACTCTGCATTAAACCCTATCAATATATTTTCTGATGGTGATGCGGTAAACTCTTTATGTGCTAGAATAGATGATAAACTTTCTAGAATTAGAAACAATGGTATTAATATAGACACAGAAGATACAGTGAAAGATCTTTGTGGCTATTTAATATTATTACTTCTTGCAAGAGATAAAGAAAAAGAAACATACAAGCCAAATAGAAAAGAAGTTTATGATAGTAACGGTCACAAGGTAGATACTTGGATCACTGATACTACATATTAAATTGCTCTATGTCTTCTAAAATTGTTCCAGGCAATTCTTTTAGAGTTTCCTAGAATAAGTTTTTTGTCAACTCTTTCATTGAATTCGTTTCTGATAGAATTTAGTTGTGGATTTCCGTTTTCTGGTTTATTCATTTTTATTTTTTAAATATATTTGTTGCTTTTTCAGCCGTCCTTCCTCCGAAATATGCTAAAACAACACTCATCATTACCTTTTCAAAGGTGTCATTCCATGTTGCACCTATACTAAAAGGTATACTATCAATGCTGTCTAGTATTCCAGCCAGCGAAAATACAACAATACACCAAACTAACACCAAAGGACGCACATTTTTTGATAACCATCCACTATTTGGTCCTTGATCTGACTGCCATCTACTAGTGATTGCTTCCATCTCTTTGTTCTGTTGATCATATATCATCTGCTGAAGTTTTATTTTATCTTCTTGTGATATATCTGACTTACCTATTTCTGCTAATGCTTCTTGAGGTGAGGTCACCCCAGATAATACTTTCCCTAATGTAGGATTAATCATTGATGCTGCTCCGAATAAGAGTTTACCAACGGTTGTTTCTTTGAATTTCTTTTTTTTATCACTCATAATTTATTCTTCTATTAAACCCCATTCATATATAATGGACATGAAACCTAATCTTAATATTGCGCTATAACAATTTTCTTCTGCGTCTGGAGGTATAAGGTCATAAGCAAAACCAAATCCTTCGTGAGGCCATTTAAAATTTAATGATAATGACCACCATGTACCATCTTCGTTATTATTTTTCTTTCTCATATCACCATGTATTTTGTTTTACCATTCTCTCTGTATGCTTTTAAACATCTTTGTCTATTTGAATCTGCATCTACATAACTTACATGAACCCAGTCTGGATTCTCATCCGTCCCAAATTCCCATATGATTTGGTCGAAGTCTAAATTTTCTTTAATGTAATTATACATCTCAGCGTTTGTCATATAACCATAAGTGTCATCCAGGTCAATTGCTCTTCCCTGGCAATGCTGTGATCGGCTAGACCCACCGATGGCAGTATTAAGCGCATCACATCTAAACATACTGTTAATTTTTATTGGTCCATTTGCTGCTTTTCTTAATGGTTCAAATATTTTCTCAGCAATAAGTTCCATGTTCTGTAACTCATACTCTCCTGGACTATTGTCTATTCCTAATCTCATAGCAGTCACACTTCGTGTTGCTTCTTTTTTACTTATGTGTTCACTTATCATAATGGTTTTCTTACAATGTTATTAAGTACTATTCCTGTTTTGA